GAAAAAACTAAAAATGTCCACGCTAAATAATTTATGTTTGGTTTGTTTAAAAAGAAAAAGAAAAATGTTAAGTATAGAGATAATGATGAATTGGATGCTTATGTGCAGTATTCCGATTTTACTGATGTCTTTAAGGTGGCAGAAGAAATGAAAGATGATATCGGTGTTACTCCAGCTTTGAAAGAAAAGCTAAAGGGTAAACTTAAAAATGAAGAAGGCTATGAATATAGACCTTATCATTGTAGCGAAGGCAACTTAACTATTGGGGTAGGTCGTAATTTAGAGAGCAAAGGCTTAAATGTAGCAGAAATAGATTTCATGTTTGAAAATGATATTGCAGACGTATTTCTAGATTTAGATCGTGAACTACCACATTGGAAGTATGAACCTTTTAACATTCGTTTAGTGCTTTGTGATATGTGTTTCAATTTAGGTATTAAAGGTCTAACCAAATTTAAGAAGTTTTTAGAAGCTGTGGAAGATGCCGATTATGAAGAAGCTGCCTTAGAATTAAAAAAATCTAAATACTTTACTCAAGTACCAAACAGAGCTAAACGTAATATTAAATTGGTGTTGAGTGTTATATAAAAAAGCCAAATAAACTAAAAATTAGTTTTAACATTACAAAGTGTTCTGTAATGTCCTTTTTGTATATTGTGACCACCAGCAAATATAACCTTTAAAGTAACTATGCAGTTATCTACTGTAAATTTAGTTTCAAAGTCAGTACCCCAAATTATATTTGCTGTTGCTACATTGATTGTATTTATGTTGTTTTTCATTAATTTATCATCTATTTTTTTGTTTCTAACTTCATGTTTTTTTAATAAAGTTTGATTTTCATCTGCAATGTAGTGGTCTAGTCTTGATCTGCAATATCTACCCCAAGTTTTATCTGCAAATTCGAAACTTAAACCATATTTGTTATCGTTATTAGCAACATAATCTTTAGCTTTTTTTTGCCATTCTTTGCACTTGTTAGGCAAGTCTGTAATTGCTTGATTGTCTAAATCTGCAAATATTCTACCAATTTGGTCTAATAATGTTTTCATAATTTTCTTTTTAATTATTTTCAATTTTAGAAAGAAGTCTTTCCATTTGATTTTGTTTAATTTGATCTACTAAAGCTTTAGTGAAGTGATGTTTAGCTACTCTTATATTTGTTGCTACTTCTTCGTAACTTCTTGCCTTTTGATCTAATTCAGCTTTTATAGATTTTTTTAAATGTTTGAGCTGTTTATCATTAAGTCCTTTTAAATTAAACATTTCTTCTAAATCAATCTGAGCATTATGACCACATTCAATTTTATAAGATTGATCGTAGTCAAATAATTTTTCATCTTGTATTTGTTTTATTGTTTTCATAATTTTCTCCTTTTTTATAAATTATATTATAAATATACAGATACTATTATAAATTACAAGTATTATTTTAATTATTTTTCAAGTTTTTTTATACTAAATCTTCTTTGTGTAAAAGCTTCTTTTGCTGGTGTTACCTTTGTCTTTTCTGGTTGGGCTTTGTAATTGACAGTTTTCCAAATGACCTTGTGAGTTTTAGAAAAGCCTTGTTGCGATTCACCTATTTCTTCCATCAACTTAGTCTTAGAATTTTGTATTAGGTCAGTTAAATCTTTTTGTTGTCCTTGCCAAATTTCAATATTATCTATGTGTTTTTGTGCTGTCTTAGTTAGTTCAGTTGTCTCCCCATTGTCTTGAGGATTGATACGAGCTGCATCTTGCGTATCAAAAGGTGAATAATAATCACAGTTAGCAATTTTATTATTGAACTCTCTTATCTTAGGTTCTAACTCTTCTGCTTCCCAAACTAAATCTCTTTCATAGAAATAACATCTAAGATCAGTACCATTTAAAATAGCTATTACTGCCCATTCTAAGCCAGTACAAGCCATAAGTGCTTTGACTTGCAATACCCCACGATAAAGCGGTGGTGCTTCTTGATGGGGTGCATTAGTAGCCTTAATCTCTATAATACCTTTACCATTTATTTTGATGCCTTCATCATCGGCTTTTTCTGGCAGATAAAAACCTTTGTCAGTATCTTTGCTCACAAATAAATTATCAGCTACCCCATAACAATCTACTGAACCATTTAAAGTAATACTAGGATGACGTACTGGTTTTGTAACTTCTAATTCTATATCTAATAAACCAATGCGATCAAAAGCAGCTAAAGCTATAGCCTTTTCTAATCTGTTACCCATGTCCATATAATTATTAGTTTCAATGCTAATGTCTTTACCATTCATAGCATCGTGACAAAGTTTTAATCTTTCATTAGGATTGCAATACGGATTGACGTTAAATATATCGCAAACTACTGAACATGAAGGTTCAAAGTCTGGTGTTAATTTACCGACAGCACTTACTCTATACTCAGAATATTTTGCTACTAATTTATCTTTAACAATCATTTGTTTCTCCTTTTTTTATTAATATTTTGCTGTACTTTTATAAGTGTTGATTTAGTTAAATAACCATTTTCTTTAACTTTTATTTGCATTTTTATTTTTTCTTCTCTTTTGTTTTTTCTTATTCTCTTTCTTGATTTTCTCACAAAGTTCAATGTGCTGCCTTATAGTTTCGATCTTTTGCAATTACTTCTCCAAATAGTTTCTAACTTGTGATGGATACCACTTAATAGGTTGATTTTTTTTCTTCAAGTATTTCCAATTTTTGGTTTTTACTTTACGTCTGGTCAATTCATCGGCAATACCTTGTAAAGTATTAATACCATCTTTTCTAATATCCTTAATTATTGGTGCTAAGTCTTTTTTAAACTGCTCATAGTTTTCGGTGTGTTTCTCTCCAGCTTTGAGCCAAGAGTTAGCCAGTTTGTGATCGGCTCTTACTTTTTTTCTGTTAATAGTCTTTGTCATGTATTCTCCTTAATTGTGATCTTTCATAAGCAATATACTCATGGGTTTCTTCATCTTGTATAACTATCTTGCCATTTAAGGTCTTGGCATAAGTGCCAAAGATAGCGTGACCTTTTACTTGAAATCTCATGGTTGTGGTAGCTTTTGAAATTCTTCGTTAGCGTATTTGATTGCTGCTTGTACACTCATACCTTTAGCAATAGCTTCTTCATAAAGACGTTCCATAATTATTTCGTTTTCGTTGTTACTCATATTTTTTACACTCCTGAATTAATCTAGTCAAATACCATTCCGCCTTTTGTAAATCTTCTAAACTTTTTTTTTCATAACGAAAGATGTATTTCTGGATATTACCTTTTAGATAGCCTTTAAAACTTTCGTGAGTCATACTTGCTTTGATAGTATCAATGCACTCAATGTTTCCAGATTTATAATGTTGTGGATTAATATTATCTGTTGACTTTGAATCTAGCACTGAAACTTTTTTTTGTTTATGACGCATGGTCGATGTACTCCACTTGATGTCCAGCAGCAATGAGTTTGTTGTACTTGATGATTGCTTGTTGTTTGTCTTTGTATTGCATGGGTGGCAACCAGTCATTATCATATTTAACTTTTATTAAGATCATTTGTTTCTCCTACTTTTTTCGTACTGTTGCACGATAAATTTATAATTTTTAAGCAACCATTTCTTTTGCGTAAGAAAAGATTCTTGGTCAAGATCGCACTCCCTTCGATAGTCATAATACAGTTGTCCATAGAAAAGTTCAAAGTCGGTTCTATGTTCTTGGTATGAGAAGTCTATTTTTTTATTCATGGTTTTGTCCTAAAGCTTGTAAAGGTCGTTGCAAGAAATTAACTTTGCATCCATATAATTAGCAAAACTATCAGCTTCTAAATTTTGCTGATCTACAGTTTTATTTAATACTGGATAGTCGTTTGCACTAATTAAAGTAAGACCTTTATAAAAAGTTTCAATCTTAGCTTTATAGTCAATACCAGATGTATGATCTGCTAAAACCAAGAAAGAACAAGTCTTTTGATCTTGATTAATGTAAGTGAGTAATCGCATATATTTATTCATAATTTTCTCCTTAAAAATTGTCTTTGCTAAAACCAAGTTTGGGTAAAATGTTTCTAGCAACTCTAAGTTGTTTTCGGACTTCTTTTTTGTCAGAGTCTTTCATGTTAGTAGATTCAACACTTTTAGAGTCAGACAATTGTCTTGCTACATAAGCCCATTCAGTGCCCATGTATTCTAATGCATAAGCAATTACGTCTATTTGTTCTTCTGTAAGTTTTACTGTTCTCATACTTTTCTCCTTAATTATTTTCTGTAGCTTTTATTTTAGATAATTCTTCTTCAAGTTCTTTTAACTTATTTTTCATTTCTGGTAATTGTGGTTCAATTTCAATAGCGTTAAAAATCCATTCTTTAACAGAAATAATTTCATCCATTAATTCATTAAGTTTTTGTCTTAGTTCTTTATTTGTAAGTTTCATAATTTTCTCCTTTTTTATAAATTATAGTATATATATTACAGATACTATTACATATTACAACTATTATTTTAAATAATTTATGTAAATTTATTTGACACTTATTAAAAAAAAGTTTTATTATCTAAAAAACTAAGGAGATTTAGATGGAAGAAAAAAAGCCAAATGGTCACAATCATTACGACAGTGACTTTCTGTTTGTCGAATATTGCCACAACACACATAAATTAAATTGTAAGTTGCGAACTTTATTTGAATTACCAGAATTACCTTTTGATGCTTTTTATTTAGAGAATCTTGATTTACTGACAGTTTCATTTAATCAATTAATACAAGAAGGAGTAACACATGAGTAACCCATTTATCGTAGACAGCGAAGATAGCGTTTACATTTCACACAAGGCAGCTACTAAAAGCTGGTATAAAAATAAAGAAGAATTAGATGTCAATTATTTTATGATTGATACAGCAACTATGCGTTTTGGTTGGGGGACATATAGTCCTGAATCTGGATACTCGTATGTCTGGCAAAAAGATTTATTTACGCCGATGGACAAACCTAGTGATGACCATAAAAAAGCGTTTAGCGTGTGGGTCTTGCCTAAGTATGTCGATGGCGATAAGAATATTGAACACGCACCTTGCTTATGGCAAAGACATAGTTTCGGTGAATATTCTGGTTTTCAACAAATGGGTGCAAGTTTCTATGAAGAATCGCTCAAGCCTGAAAATCAAAACAAATTGCCAGTTGTTAAATGGGTAGGTTCTGAAGCAATGACAGTAGGCATGGGTAACACTGCTATACCTAAATTTGAATTAGCAGCATTTAAAGAACGACCTGATAATTTTATAATACCTTCGTGGGTTAGCTCAGAAGAAGGGGAAGCGAAAGCTGATTTTCTCCCTGATGAACCTTCTTCTGATGCTAAGACATCTACTTTTGTTGACGATGAGATTCCATTTTAAGCAGTGTCGATGCAATGGGAAAAAATTGCACCATTAATTGCGGTAGATATTTTAGGACAACCAACTAAAAAAGACGGTACGCATTTAAGATGGGGTAACAAGGGTTCTTTAGCTCTTGATTTAGAAAATGGCACTTTCTATGATTTTGAGGGAGGCGAAGGCTATGGTCTTATCGCCTTCCTTGAATCAAAAGGTTTAGATGTCGATGCGATCTTAGCACCTTACAAAGATCAAACGCCTAATGTCCAACCAATAAACATTACTGAAGTTAAAGTAAAAAAACCTAGCAGAACTTATACTGATAAAGAAATGTTTGTTTTAAAAGAACAAGCAGAAATCTTTGTTAGATATAGTAATACTTTTTGTGTAATGCGATTTCCTACTGACCATGCAATAAAACAAAAGTATGCACCTTTCACTAAAACTAATGGTGAATGGACAATGAAAAGACCAGAAGGACAGCTACCGATCTTTTGTACAAATAAAAATCCAGAAGGTTATGTAGTTATCAATGAAGGTGAAAAAGCATCAATTGGTTGTGAAGCTATTGTGCAAGATAAAGCAGATACTTGTTGTTGGCATGGTGGTGTCAATGCTATTAGTAAACAAGACTGGTCACCTTTAACAAATCGTAAAGTTGTTATCTTTCCAGACAATGATGAAGCTGGTTTAAAAGTAGCCAATGAATTACAACAGTTATTAGCTGACATCACTGAAGAATGTTTGATTGTAAAACCACCGAGAGAATTTAAAGATAAAGATGATTTATATGATGCAAACGAAAACAATTATTTTAAATCACCAGAAGAATTTATTAATTATTGTGTAAATAATACTTATAAAGAAAGAGTTAGTTTTGAATTTACTAGAGCATCAGATGTAGTTAAGAATATAAAACCTGCTAATTGGTTGGTAAAAGATATAGCTGAATATGAAAGTGTTTTAGCAATTTTTGGTCAAGCTAAATCAGGTAAGTCATTTGTTGCGGTAGATTTAGCTTGTTCTGTTGCTCAAGGCAGAGACTGGCATGGACACAAGGTTAAACAGTCAAATGTTTTATATTTGTGCGGGGAAGGTGTTAGAGGCTTATCACGCAGGGTGTATTCATGGGGTACTTTAAATGAGCATCAAGACATCAGTGATATGCCTTTATTTATATCTAATAGAGGTTCAAGAATGTTAGATGAAAAAGATTTTATTTTATTAAAAGATACTATCAATAAGATTGAAGCAGAACATGGTGAAATTGGTTTAATAGTTGTTGATACCTTACAAAGAAACTTTGGTGGTGGTGGTAATGAAAATAGCACTGAAGATATGTCCACTTTTATTGAACGAATTGATGAACTAAAAGAAAATTATGGCAGCACAATTGCCATCGTGCATCATACTGGTCATAGTAATTCAGGTCGAGCAAGGGGTTCATCTGTTATACAAGCTTCCGTAGATTGGGAATATAAGGTTGAACGATCTAATAATGGTGACGAAATGTTTGTTAAATTAAGTCAAACATTAGTAAAAGATGGTAAGCCAATGAAAGAAAAGAACTTTCAGTTTATCGAGCAGAAATTATCTTTTGTTGATGATACTACTTCTGGTGCTCTAAAGTTTATAAATGCAGAAGATATGCCTAAAGAAGTTAAAGCACACGCAGCTGATAGTATAATTTTAAAAGAAATAGAAGAAATGCAAAATGCAAGTTCTGACCCTTCTAGCGTATGGGTACAAGCAAAAGACTTATATGGTTTACTTGAACCTCATTCTGAAGTCACAATTAGAAAAAGATTAGGTAAATTAAAAGAACAAGGAAAACTTTTGCATGAAAATAAAAAATATCAATTGAAAGAAAAGAATTTAGAGAGTTATTAACATGAAAAAAAGAAAACAAAAAGAAATAGATGTAGAAAAGAAATGGTTAGAAATAGTCTTTGGCTTTGTAAATAAAAAGAAAAAGAAAGATGAACAAAAAGACTAAAAACAAATTTGAATCTTCTATTAGGATGCAATA